CAGCTATGAATTGGGTACCATGGCATAAAGCTATATTAGATATGACGAATCCGAATCATGTATTTTATAATGATGTTTTAGATGAATGCCAAGATGCATTTTTAAATGATATCTTGAAATCACTACCGAAAGATGCTTTACAACAAGTTATGATATACACTCAGGACGTTGCTTTAAATGGAGTAGACGGTGTAACTTATGTTGATAGATTAAACATTAGTACAAGTGCTGGAAATCCATTTAAAAAGACTAAAAAAGCTTTTATTGAATTAGATGAAAATAACAAAATTATTAAATTGGATGAAGCCATACAAGAAAGAGTGGATACTATCGAACAGTGTTACAGTGAAGGAAGACGATTCCATGCTCAATTCTGTGCTCATTTAAAAGATGAACCAACTAATATGAAGAAAGTGATTGCTGGAAAGACCCGGGTGTTCACAGGTGGTGAATTTGCTTGGTGTATAGTTGTTAGAAAGATACTACTATCACATATTAGACTCATTCAAAATAATCCATATGTGTTTGAAGCGATGCCTGGAGTAGTGGCGCAATCTACAGAGTGGACAGATTTGTATAATTATTTGATTGCACATGGTGAACATAAAATTATAGCAGGTGATTATGGGAAATTTGATAAGAAGATGGCTGCACCATTTATAATAGCAGCATTTAATATTTTAAAAGGAATATCAAAAGCTGCAGGATGGTCTGAGGCCGATATGAGATATATTGATTGCATTGCTATGGATACAGCATTCCCCTGCATAGATTTTAATGGGGATCTTATAGAGATTCAAGGTAATCCATCAGGACATCCCCTAACCGTTATAATAAATTGTCTTGTCAATAGTCTATATATGCGTTATGCTTATAAATTGATTTCTGGTAAAGATTTAAGTACATTCAAAGATAATGTTAATTTAGCAACATATGGCGATGATAATATTATGGGTGTTTCAGATAATTGTCCGAAATTTAATCACACAAGAATTATGATGGCTATGAAAGCAATAGGTGTTGAATATACTATGGCTGATAAAGAAGCAGAATCCATACCATATATACATATAAAAGAATCATCATTTCTTAAAAGAGCATTTGTCTATGATGTCGATCTTGGTGCAGTAGTTGCACCACTTGATCATTCTTCCATAGATAAAATGCTTACATCAAGGCTCGATAAGGGTTTATTAACCCCCGAGGCGCATGCTGTTTGCGTAATTGAAACAGCACTCCGAGAATATTTTTACTACGGGAAGAGTAAATTCTTGGATAGACGCCAATATTTCATAAATTTGATAAAGCGTGCTAATTTGGCCGATTGGGTAAGAGATAGTACATTACCTACTTATGAAATGTTAGCATATGATTTCTGGATTAAGTACGGAGATATACAGAATGCAGAACGCTTCCTAACCGCTGCAGAGCGTAAACAACTGGGAGAACAACCTCTTGAAAAGGCAGATTCATGGTTTAGTCCACCTGAATTTGAAACATACGACTTCTAAAAGTATATTCGGTCGCTGGTTCCCTGGAAAACTAGCATGCTGTTCACTTGAGCTAAATCAAGTGATTGACCCCGTTCCAATTGAACGGGATTCTGATTCCGAATCAGAATTATATTTAAGAGATAAAGATAATAATTATAAATTATTAGGTGATTGGCTTCAAGCTCAAAATGCATATGATTACTTACCACAATGTTCAGCAGTTAAAACTCTTAAAAATACTTTTATGCCTAAACGTACTTGTAATAAGTATTATTGTACTCTCGATGATGGAGCTACAATACATTATACACGTAAAGAGTACGAAAGACAAGTAGCTCAAGATAAAATATTGAAGAAAAAGAAACAAGATGAGAAAAATGAAAGAAAAGCTACAGCTCACTTATTTAGTGCTAAGAGAAACAGAGTTCATACTATAACACCTGCTAAAGCTGGAAAGATTAAAGATCCAAATGAAGGTACTGGTGATAAAACAACACCGAGCCCCGCACCAAGTGGTGGGGCTACGCCAGGTACTGGTAGTACGCCTCCTAGTGGGAATAATTCGAGTGCTGGATCGCTGCGTGGACAATCTATATTAAAACCTGAAGGGTCTGGTACAATTGCACCTCAACCTTATGGACCTCAATCTGAAACTATTGTAACATTTATGGATAGTGAACCTACTGAAGGTATTGGTGGAGTGGCAGGTAATCATGTATTTTCCACAAAAGATGGGAATACAAATGATATAGATTTGGCAAAATGGTTAGAACGACCAACATTAATTGATACTATATCCTGGTCTACATCTGATGTTGTCGGTCTTAAGAGATCTATTTGGCCACATTACTTATATCTACAAACCACAGCTATTAAGAATAAAATTACTAATTATGCGTGGATAAGATTTGATTTAAAAATAAGAATCCAGATTACAGCTTCACCATTTTATTATGGAATGATGAAGGTGGTTTGGCGCCCCTTAGTACCAGTTAGAGGTGATACTGCCCCAGCTGATGCTAATCAGAGTTATCTGATCCAAATATCACAATTTCCATCTATGGATATTGTTGTTGGTGAATCAGACGCTTATGAGATGACCATACCTTTTATATTCCATAGAAATTATGCATTTTTACAAAGTTTAGCTGATATACAGGGTCTCGGATATTTAGAGTACTATGTATATGCTCCTTTACAAAGTGCTAATGGGGTTACCACATCTGCTGTTACAGTTAAAACATTTGCCTGGACTCAGAATTGTGAATTATCTGGAGCATCTTGTGGTTTTGCACTGCAATCTGATGAATACGGAGAAGGCTGTGTTTCAAAACCAGCATCATGGGTTGCTAATGCTTCATCATACTTTGAGAATATACCAATTATAGGACCATTTGCTACTGCAACTAAGATAGGAGCAGGTGCAATTTCTAGTATTGCAAGATTATTTGGTTATACTAATGTACCTGTGATTGAAGATACTAAACCTATGAGAAATGAAGCATTTCCAAAGTTTGCAACTACAGAGATAGGGTTTCCTGTTGAAAAATTAACATTAGATCCTAAGAATGAAATATCTGTAGATCCTCGTATAATAGGAGTTAATGATGGAGTCGATGAAATGGCTTTCTCACACATTGTGACAAAAGAATCCTACTTATGTACAGCATCATGGTCAACTAGTGATATAGAGGATGCTCCTTTGTTTTATTCTAGAGTCAATCCAAATATGTTTGACA